TAGTTTGTGTGTTTTCAATTGTTGATGGTGTAATAGATGAAAAAGTTGGTCTTGTTTCTGTAGTTAAAGTAATGGATCCACCAAGCGCTACTGCTTGACCGTTGATTGTAATTTGTCCGGAACCTTGTAATGCTGCGTTAGCAACAGAAGTATTTGGTAAAGCAATATTTGCACCACTAGGCACAGTTATAGTATCACCGCTATCTCCTAGTTGTACACCTGTTCCTGATCTTGGACTTATTTTATTTACTTTTACTTCACTCATAATTATATTGCTGTAGCTGGAATATTATTACTTCCTACTATAGGATTTTTTGCAAATGCCATATACATTACTGTCCAAGCACTTCCATTAATACCAGTTCTTGCATCTCTTATTTTAAAACCATTACTTAAATAATCTATGTCTAATTCATTTGAAAATTCAGCAGCATTATTGTTTGCAGATAAAATATTATTTGTTCCATCATTCTTATTGTTATCTCTTACAGTATCCATCTGTCTCCAATGCCAACCACCATTATTTATAGATTTAAGCAAAACAAATGCAGGTTTAAATCCTGTATAAACAAATGGTCCACTTGCATTATTATTTCCTACGTAACTTCCGAACTTGCTGTAGCCTTTTTTTTCTACAAAACAATAAGCTATATAATTTTCTCCACTTCTGTTTGTATTGTTATTACCTACACTAAATACTGAAGAAGTTGGTGCTGTATCATTAAAAGATGGGTCATTAGCTGCAGCACCTGTTTCATTAATAGTAAATACATTATTCCATGTACTATCAATAGCATCTGCACCCATAATCCAACCACCTGTAGTTACTGTTCCTAAAGGTTTTACAATAATAAGATTAGGAGCAGCATTTAATCCATGACCTACTGTAGTTGCTGAACCTGTACCTGTTCCATATTTAACAATACTAAATCCTGCAGTATTATTTACTGAAACAGTAGAGTTTATTCCACCATCTGTGTTAGCTGAACCTGAACCATTTGCTTTCCAGTTCCAACCGACATAACTATCTCCATTGTTATTATCTCCATTACTTGTACCCACTGTGAAACCATCAGTTCCAAATGCAGTTAAACCTTGTGAATCTGTGCCTTCTGCATTTGTATTATTTATATTTAATATTTTAGTTGCTGTTCTAACTGCATCGTAAGTTCTATTATCATAACCAGCGCTAGTTCTATTTTTTAACCAAACCCAATCAGGTTGAAAACCAACTCCTGTTATTGATTGAGCACCACTTGATGAGTGTGTTCCTGTATAAGTTACAGTATTAAAATATAAACCTGGTTTATCTATCTGTGCCATTAACTATACTCCTGTGCATTTAATGATTTAGTACAAATTGCTCTATAACCTGTAGGTGGATCATACTCAAAAATTCCTATTCCATCATCTGGATTTTGTGCTGATGATACAGCAGTTGTACCAAAATATCCATTACCAAAATTAAAATGACCATCTGCATCATAACAACTTGCTGCAGCAGTCCAACCAACATTATCCATTCCGGATAGCATATCAGTTGCAGCTACTCCTTGAGAAACTCCATTTTTATAAAAAGTAATTTCTCCATCTGTTAAATTTAAAGCTACACCTACGACATCATTAGCAGCATAACTTGCTCCATAACTTGCTGAACCAGGTGTATATTTATATCCATTGTTTTGATATGCTCTTCTCTCTCCAGTACCAGAACTATAATTTCTTAGCTGTACACCAACTTGAAAAGCACCACTTCCACCAATTCTTGTAGGTTTAGCTTCAAAATAATATTTACCTTTAGTAACATAAATATTTGATCTTATTTCTCTAAACGCACTATTTGTATTTGTAATACTTGTATTAGCATTAGATAAAGTTGGAAATACACCATAATTACCATCAGATTTAATTGGTACGTCAATTGGTGACAAACAATTAAACACATTACTAGGTGTGTCTTTATTTTGAATAATTGTACCACTTGTTGTCCAGTTATTTGATTGACCGGATGAATCTAATCCCATGTTTGCTGAATTATCAAATTTTAAAAAGAATCCATTTGTACCGTATGAAATACCTGATGGTGAGGCTTTAGGTTTCCAAATTCCTGTTGTTGTATCTGTTTCACCAAAAGTTGATGGTGTATAAGCTGTTCCATCTACGTAATGAAAATGTGCCATTTGACCATCCCAATTACCACCCGCAGCAGAATTTATTACATGCGCAGCTGCAGTGTTAAAAAGTAAATCTTGGTTTTGATTAGGATAACTTGATATTGAAAAAGAAGTTTCCTGCACACCATTTACATAAAATTTCAATCTATCAGATGCTGTAGATTGTGTAGTATCCCATGCAAGAACAAAATGATACCAACCATTTACATCCCTAAATTTTCTATTTGTTTTTAATCTGCCTTGCCATGCACTTGCACTTGAGTTATAGTACCAATATATATCTAAAACATCATCCGTTAAAAATTGTATTCCATAATAACTTCCCCCTCCAGTTATTGTTATTCCTGCCATCATATTGGCTGATATATTACCTCTTTTTATCCAAAAAGATTGTGTTCCTGTTTTTAAATTTCCAGCACTACTAAAAGTTTTTTGTAAATTTGCTGATGCCATTAGCAGAATCCTCCAGAGTTAGTAATACCAACTTCTGACGTTAAAGTAAACGCTTGATCAGCAGTTTGGCCTTGAGCATCTGTAGCTCGAATTGTAAATGAATATTGTGTTTGGTTTGTAACTGTTGGCATTGTTCCTGATAATACTGCTCTATATGTGTTACCACTTGGATTAGTTGTTGATCCGATTGTTACACCAGAAGGCAGGGATCCTGAAACAGGAGATGTAGATATTGTAGAAGCACTATCTGCTGTTATGTCTAAGTTTGCTGAATAAGATTCTCCAGATTCTCCATTTGCTAAACTTGTTGTAGTCCACACTGGACCATCTGATACTGTTAAATCTGTGCCACTTCTAGCTGCATTACCATCTGGATTTGTAACTAAAATTCTAACGTTTTGTCCATTTGTTAAACCAGCTGTACCTGTTGTAAAACTTATTGTTGTTGCACTTGTAAATGTAACTGATGTTGCAGATTGAAAAGCACCATTGGCTCTTTGTAATTCTACTTTTGGTATTGATGCAAAGTTCTGTCCTGTAATAGTTATTGTACCACCCACATCTGCATCTATAACTGTTGGTGTAAAACTAGATATAACAGGTTGTGTTTCAGTTGGTATTGTAGCTGAACCACCTAAGTTTACAGCAACACCATTAATTGTAATTTGTTCATTTACTAAAGCAGAGTTTGGAATAACATCATTTTGAAATACTAAACTATCACCAGATTCACCAATAGCTAAATTAGTTCCTGATTGTGGTGCAATAGTATCTACTTCTATTTTACTCATTATATAATTACCAAATTACCTGTTACTGTTACAGTTCCTGATACAGTCACTGGTCCTGCTAATACTCCTGAATCCATTGTTTGAACATCAGAGATATTTGAAGAGTGTGTTGTTACATAAGTTGTAGCTGTCATACTTGCAGACGGTGCACGTTTTGCAGGATAAGTACAAAATACAGTTTTAGTTCCTGCTGAAAAATCCACTTTGTTATCTGAATTTGAAGAGGAGATAATAGTATCCCTTGAAAGAGTATCAGGTGTTGCATCAGTTACAGTTCCGATACCTACTTCAAATTCATTTGTCCCGTCATGTGAAATACAATAGAATGTATTGTTCGTAGTACCTACTCCTGATACAAAAGTTTCAAAGCCGGTTTCTGCACCAGCTAAATTTATTGTGCCAGTTCCAGTAGATGTACTAGTCTCTTTAACTCTATCGTTAAGTACAAAAGCCATTTACTACTCCAAATATTTTACGCGTCGCCAAGTCTAATGATTGCATTAGATGAGTTAGCAGTTGGAAACTGAATAACAAAATCTCCGTTAGTTGCAGTTTTTGTTCCGCCGAAATCCAATACTAATACTGCTTCATTAGAAGTTGCCTTATAAATCAGAGCCCCTACTGCAGACAACGTTACAGATGAGAAAGTTAAATCTGCAAAGTCAACGTATGCAATATTACTCGCCACTGCAACACCATTGTTAGTTAAAGTATTTCCACCAGCTGTATAACTTGTACCAGACGAAGAAACTTCGTTACTAGTTGTGTAAGCTGTTGTTGAAGTACTGAAACCAGAGATGTCAGTGTATAACGCAAGTTTAAAAGTTGATCCACCAGATGAATCAAAATCAAACACGCCACCAAGTAGGTCTGTTTTAAAAGAGTCAGGTACTATATTAGCCATTAGTATTTTGATGGTGATTCAGATTTTAAAGGAGTCCGGATGGCCCCATCTTGCCATTCGTCTCGGCGTCTTCTACCTTGTTGTTCGATAGAGTACGATTGTAAAGCTCTTCTGAAAGATCCTTCGTAGTATTGTAACATATCTGCTGGACCTTTCAAGTATCCATATGCTTCTACCAGACAAGCATATAAAAGTAAATCCTGATATTTATTAGATATGTAAGTGCCTGAAGCACTAACAGAAGCGTCAGTCAAACTAGTCGGCTGTTTGATATAAGCCAAAGTGATTTGAAATGTGCTATTAGGAGTTGGTGCAACAACCCAAAAATTAGCATCCCAGTTTCCATAATACTTTGGAAATCCGGATTGTGTACCTGGAGTATCATAATACTCAGCCATGAAACTTGTATCTCTTTTTTCTAAAAAAACTTGTTTATTATTTGAATCTTTTAATTGAACATATCTTATTACTCTTAAATCAGATGGAATAGTTACATATCTGTTTCCAGCTTGCAGGTTTGATGTTGCATAAAATCTATTATCATCAGAGTCAGAATCTCTATAAATTCTGTTTTCTGCGTTTTTAATCATAGTGTTAATTACAGAATTAGATAAAACTCCACTATCTACTTCTGTGTAACTTCTGATATCATCTTGTAAGTTTGTAAGTGTATATGCCATTATGGTGTCAATGTAACAGGTCCAGCTGTTACTGTCGTTCCTCCTGCAAATTCTGCTACTGTCCATCCTCCAGGTGCTGCTGATGGTACAATAAAAGAATATTTATTATCGTCTACTTTACTTATACTAAATCCTGCTGAATTTTCAAACACAGTATATGCAAATCCACCTGGAGATCCATCAACATTTCTAAATCTAACTACATCATTTGTAGATCTTCCGTGATTTGGTTCAGTTACAAATACAGTAGCTAAACCTTGAAACATTTGAAAAGGATTAGCTGGTAGTAAATTTTCTGTAGTAG